TAAAGGAAATATATGGCAGTTGCAAGACATAAATATTCAATGCAAGCAATGGTTCGTTATGACGGTCGCTTAATTGATGTTCTAGATCGCATTCGAGCAATACGATTGGTACTCATGGTTCATATAGAACAAGATTTAGGTCCAGACAAAGAATTAATTACAATCAAAATTTTAACTCAATATCCACCCCGAGAAACATATCGAGCTATACAAAAACTATGTGTAGGTAAAATTGATACACTCAAAGAAATGATATTGAAAGAATCAACACTCACAAAAACATTTTAAATTCAACAAAAGGTTATTATGGCAACACCGAATAAGGAGAAAACTCCACCGAAGAACGACATTAAATTTTCAATTGCATTATCAGAAGAACAAAAAGAAGCAAAAACAAAAATTATTGAAACTCCATTCAATTTTATATTAGGTAAAGCCGGATCTGGAAAAACATTGTTAGCAGTACAGATTGCATTGGATTTATTCTTTAAACGAAGAACCAACAAAATAATCATAACACGTCCCACAGTATCAACAGAAGACAATGGATTTTTGCCAGGATCAGAACGTGAAAAAATGGAACCATGGTTAGTTCCAATTCGCAGCAATATGCGAAAAGTTTACAATAAGCCAGAAATTCTAGAAAAAATGGAACGTGAAGAAAACATTGAATTAGTTTCATTGGCACACTTCCGAGGACGTACATTTGACAATGCAGTTTGTATTGTGGATGAATTTCAAAATTTAACCAAACAACAGTTGCAAATGGTACTGTCTAGACTAGGTAAAGATAGCATCATGATTTTATGTGGAGATAAATATCAGATAGATTTAAAATTTAAAAATGATTCTGCCACACATGAAGTGCCTAAAATTAGAAATTCAAAATGGGTCAATGAAATTATTTTAACGGATAATCATCGACATGAAGCATTAGATGAGATTTTGACACTCTTAAACGAATAACAACAATATTTATATATAAAAGGAAAACATAATGGATTATTCAGTACAAAAGCCAATCTGGCCAGGAAGTTCATCATTTACGACAGGATCAACGCCGTTTGGATTTTTTGACAATGATCCTATGTTTCAACAACATGCAGATAGCTTTGCAAAATATGCGGCACAACATGTTGGATATCCAATAATGGATGTTGAACTACAAGATATAAATTTCTACACAGCATTTGAAGCTGCTACGATGGAATATTCAAATCAAATTAATCAAGTTAACATTGTTAACAATTTGATGAATACATTGGGTATACAAACCGGATCTGGATTTATGTCTGGATCTAGTTTTACTGGACATCAAATAGGTAATTCATTTGGATATATTTCTAAACTATCAAAAGCATATGGTACTGAAGCTGACTCAGGTGGGACAGCTCGTTGGCATAAAGCTAGGATAGATATGACGCCAGGCCAACAAACATATAGCATTAGAACTGCTGTATCTAAATCTTTAGGTATCACATTATCAAATACTAGTTCAATTGAAATCAAACGTGTACTTCATAACCCACCGCCAGCAATTGTTAGATATTTTGACCCATTTGTTGGTACTGGATTAGGTTCACAGCAATTACTTGATTCATTTAACTTTGGAGGATTCTCTCCATCAATCAGTTTCATGATGATGCCAATACATGCAGATTTAATGAGATTGCAAGCAATTGAGTTTAATGATCAAATACGTAAATCTCATTATACATTTGAGATACATGGAGATGATATCAAGTTCTGGCCGGTTCCAACATCAGGTACTGGTTCAGCATCATCAACTATATTTTACGGACAAGTTTGGTTTGAATTTTTATTTGAAGAAGATAAAAACAATGATGCACTTTTATTCGGCAATACCGCACTTGTGAACGGGGCAGTAAGTGACGCATCTAATATACCATATACATATCAAACATACAGTAGCATTAATGATATGGGCCGTGCGTGGATTATTAAATACGGAGCGGCACTTGCAAAAGAAATGTTAGGGTTTGTTCGTAATAAATATGCATCAGTTCCTATACCAAACTCAGAAGTAACACTGAATGGTTCGGAATTAGTATCTAGCGGCCAAGCAGAAAAAGAAGCATTGATTACACAACTTCGAGAATTTCTAGACAAGTTAACCAAAGAACAAATGCTAACACGTCAAAATGCAGAAGCTACTCAGATGAATGAAATACTTGGCAAAGTGCCACTAAAAATATATGTTGGATAAGGAGGCAAAATTATGGCATTATTTGGAGGAATGCGAGATGCCAAATTTTTGGCAGCAGTTAACTCAGAATTATTAAATTCAATTATCGATACCGAAATTGAGTTTTTTAAATTGATTGTAGCAGCAAGCAACTCAAACTTGTACGGTGAATCGGAATCAAAATCATATTATGATTCAATTTTAATTCCATGTCTAATCACAAAAGAAACAAAAACAGCAACCATGGATGATTACGGTCATACATATACAAGAACAGCTCAATTTGCACTTTCACGTGATATTCTAGAAAGAGCAGATTTTTACCCAGAAGTTGGTGATATTATATTTTGGGACAATGAATATTATGAACTAGACAATGTGGATGCTAACCAATACTTTGCTGGTAAAAATCCAGATACTTGGCCAAATGGTTCAAATCATGGTTACAGTGTGTCTGTAGTTTGCGATGCTCATGCAACAAGACAAACACCACAAGGAATAACAAATATAAGACGCGGAGGAAATAATATGCCTCCTTCATATAAAGGATTTTAATGCCTAGATTGAACAGAGAAAATATTGATCGAAAAACAAATAAACCTAATCCAACTCGCACTGAAGGATTAGGTGATGATCTAATATTGAACAGAGCTTATCAAACTCGTCGAGATGATGATGTAATACGAACTAAACAACGTACGGTGTATGATATTGACTTTGCAATCAAATGGTTTATTGACAATGAAATCCGCCCACAAATTGAAACACAAGATCAACTACTACCAATACCTGTAATTTTTGCTAATGGCGAAAAATGGGACAATGTTCGTCGTTTAGGATATTTACGAGATGAAAAAGGGATGCTTCAATCTCCAGTAATCATGTTGAAACGAAACAGTGTAGTTGAAAGAGATGCTCAAAGAACATTGGACGTCAATCGACCACAAGCAGCAAATCATCTTGTATACCGAAGCCGATACAATGAACGAAATCGTTATGAAGATGAATTGTTTCCAATACCAAACCAAAAGCCGGCAGACTCAGAAAAAATTTATGTGATCGATGTCCCTAAATATGTTACTATTGAATACGACATGATGATTTGGTGTGACTTTACATCACAATTAAATTCAGTTGTAGATCAAATATTACCATATGGTCGATTTAGTTGGGGCAATGAGTCCAACAAATTTCCAACCGCAATCGGACAATTTAGTTTTGAAACAGTGAATACCGTCGGCGAAGATCGATTGGTTCGAGCTTCAGTACCATTAACGGTGCAAGGAACATTGTTGTCAGCACAAGAAAGTCGAGTTGAAACTCTTAAAAAAATGTATTCGGTTAAGAAATTAACATTTGATACTGTGGTTACATTTGATATATTTCAAACAACAACAATACCTGCAGCATTATTACGCATGGGTACTGGGATTATCATGATCGATGGTGTACCAGTACAAATTTCTCCAGCACTTATGAATTATTTAACCAACTTAACAGACCGTCAAGCAACATGGTCTAATGCAACAACTGTAACTGTATCAGCATTAGCCGCAATTAATCCATTAACATTTGTTATAGCTAATGTCAATGAATTCAATGTGTATATAAACGGACAGTATATCGACAAACAATTGTATGCATGGTCACCAAGCAACACCGGGACACAAACTATTGTATTTGATACCACAGCCTTAGGATTTGATATAGAATCTAGCGATGTGATAATTATAAATGGAAGGTGGGCATAAATGGGAGGACAATTAAAATTAGCACAAGTAGAATCAGAAATATTGCAGTATTCATCATCTGCAAATTTTCCGCAACCTACTGGTTCTATTAAATATTTATACTTAGATCAAACGGCTAGCACACTGTATCGATGGGATACTGTGATTAATCAATACGTGTTATTAAATAGTCCAGCAACTCCGTCGACATCAGGTTCAGCTGAAGGTGAAGTATACTTTGCTGACCTAGTAACTAGTGGTCGGTTAATGCCGTGTACATATAATAATGGTGTATCTGGTAGTGGAGCAACATTAACATCGACTGGCTCTATTGCTTTAGGACAAGTTAATCAACCCGGCAGAATAGATAATGTTATTCCATTAATTGATGATATTATCTTGGTTAGAACTGAGTCATTAGAATATACAAATGGATTATATTCTATAACAAACTTAGGAAGTCCGTCGTCTTCATTCGTTTTGACCAGAGTTTCATATTATGATACTGGTTCTGAGATATATCCATCTCAAATTATATCACTTCGTGGTACATCTAATAGTAACCAAACTTTTATACAACAAACACCTAATCCAACAGTTGGGTCTAGTTCAATTAAATTTACCCAATCACCATCTACAGCAACACAAGTACTTCCTATACTATTTGTCGACACCGTCACAACAGGCCCATTACCAGCATATACATATGCAACTGGGTCGACATATACGGGATTTCCTGGATATCAGGCTACATTGACAGCTGTAGCTACTGGGTCATTGGGAGTAATCGGAGGCGTAACAGCATCATCAAAGTTAAGAATTTTAGCAGTTAGCGAATCTAATAGTGTGTATAATGGAACATATACAGTAACCGCGCCTGGTACCAATAGATCCGGATCCGTCGCTGGAACTAGATGGAAATTAACTAGAATAGATTATTGGGCTTCTATGCAACCTCAATTTAAAGAATTTGTAGTAAGTCGATTCGGAGCAACAGAATATGGTTCTAGATATGTATTACAAAGTTCATCAATTGATCCGACACAAATTGGTATATCACAATCTTTAATATTTCAAAAATATCTATCTCCATCAGCCGGCGGCGGAAGCATAACTTCAGCATTCCCATTTACGGGTTCTGCTCTTATAACTGGTAGTTTAGGAGTAACTGGGTCTGTAGTAATTACGGGATCGACTGACACAACATTGGTTAGGATTACACAGACCGGTACCGGTAATACATTTGTAGTTGAAGATAGTACGAACCCAGATGCATCTCCATTTGTAATTGATAATGCAGGAAGGATTGGTATTGGAAAAACAACGCCATCTGCTTCATTAGATGTTACGGGTAGTGTTTTAGTAACAGGCTCAATATCGATACTTGCGTTTACCTCTAGTGCGGCAAATATATTTAGCATTCGAAATAGTACAAATACACAAAATTTAATGTCTCTGTCAGGTGATGGAAGAATAGCTATTGGATTAGGTGCTCAAATTTTAGGAAATACTAGTTTTGCAAATCGAAATGTTGTAATAGGAAATGGGGCATGTGATATCACATCTGTTGGCGTAAGTGAAAATTCTGTAGCTATTGGGTACAATGCTTCATCTAGTAATAGTGGTACAGCAATAGGTGCAAACACACAAATAACAAGTCGTCAAGGTACGGCTATCGGACAAGGTGCTATTGCTGGCGAAGATTCAATAGCACTAGGATATGGAGCAAGGGCTGATGGCGCAGCTGCATACACTTCACTTGCTATAGGTAGAGGTGCAAGAGCAAGTGCTACATTAAGTGGAATTATTGCAGTTGGAGCAGCCGCTAATTACACAAATGCTTTACAACAAACCTTAGCATTTTGCGTAGACCCAGTTGGAACCAACAGTCAAACAATGTTGCTGACTAATAATGCAAACTTAATATTCAGAAATAGTTCCCAACTAACATCGGGTACTCATTGGGATACTACTGCAACTAATACACTTACAATCCATACGGGATCAATCCCTGCTAGTAATATTTTAAATGCATTTCAATTATATTCATCAGCATCGATTGTTGGAAATGCAGTGCCACATTTTCGTACAGGTGCAGGTAACATAGTTAAATTATATTCACAAGGACCTGTTACATCATCTCAAGGAATTGCAGATGCTCTAACTAACCTAGGTTTGTTAACTGGCTCATCTGTTATAGTAACAACCCCTACTTCAGGTCCATTTGGAATAGCTAATTCATCAGGTTCATATACTTACTATAGTACATTATCTTCATCGATGGCTGCAGCTAGTTCATTAACTAATGCCGTAGTTGAAGTATTTGCTAATTATACGGAAACAGGTAATGTTACTATTACAATCCCCAATGGAGTAACTATACAAGGGAATGGTTACACTTATACTAATACAAATGCATCTGTTCAAACATTATTTACAAATGCAAATAATGCTAATTGTAACATATATAATTACAATGTAACTTATGCTGGAACAAGCACTACGGGAAGATGTATATTGGTATCTGCTGGTACTGTAGATTTATTAGGAACAATTATTACTATAACTGATAATGCTGGAACTAGTGGCGCATATTGTGTTCAATTAAGTGGAGGTGGAGCTACTGTAAGAAATGGTACAGCTATAGCAACTGGATTAGCAAATGGATTTATTAACCAAGGAGGAACTTTAATTAATCCTATAGCTAGAACTGTAAATGGGGGAGCTGTGTATAACGTATCAGGTAATTGTTATAATGCTTTAGGTATTACTTCAGGAACAGGTATAGGAATACAAGGGGCTAATTTTTATAAAGCTACAGGAATTGCTTCAGGAAATGCAAGAGGTGCTTCATTGCTAGGAAACTGTCATGATGTTCAAGGTTTTTCTCAATCTAACGTTGGAGTTTATATAGACAGTGGAACCTACACAAATATTACCGGAATATCAAATGGAAGTTTTGGAATCCAAAATCAAGGAAATAACTGTATAGTTAATAACATTAGAGCTATATCTACCGTAAGCAATGGGTTTTTTACGCAAGTTGTAACTGGATTGATTATAAATGGGGGAATAATTGAATCGTCTGCTGCATTAGTTGTAAGTTGTGAGTCGCAAGCTTTTTTTAATAATGTTTACATTAAAAGTACATGGAATAGTGTAAATGGTCATGGTATAAGAGCTATAAATGTAAATACAATAGAATTGATCAATTGCACAATCGAAGTAGCTAATTCTTCAGCAAACTGTTTGCATGCTACAACTTCCAGATCTGTTAAATACATTGGAAATAAATGGAAATCAGCTACAACCCCAGTTAATGCAAATATCATTCAGGGTATGATAAATACACAAGATAATCAAGGAAACATAATTATATAATGGAAAATTTACAACAAATAGTAGTACAATTAACTACGGCGCCGTATGAAAGAAGCCTAGCTCAATATGGTACATCATTTATTCTAGACAATCAAGTAGAGATAATCTATTCAGATTTATCTGAGGAAGATAAAGCCACATGGGATGCATTTGTAACAATGATTAAAACTAAACAATAATGGCACTAACAATATTAACAGGATCATCACAAGCAGCAGCAACCAACTATAGCTATACAACTAGTGGTAGTGCAGATTGGGCAAGTGTACCTACGGCATCATATTTCTATGATATTACGGATAAAACTATTCGATTTAAATCCTCAAATAGTACATTCTCAAATGTAGCTACAGCATCTTTTGCATTAACTGCTTCTAATGTTGTTGGAACTGTAACAAGTGCTTCATATGCTCTGACAGCTTCATATGCAATGAATGGAGGTGTAACTCAATTATTAGCAGGTCCAAATGTTACATTATCTCCAACAAATGGTTTAGGTCAAGTAACTATTTCTTCAACTAGTGGCGGAGGAGGATTTAATACAGCAACTGGTTCATATGGAAGTTTTTACGATACAACTACTCAAACAAATCCTGTAGCAAATATACCTCGTTCAATGTCTCTTAATACTACCGCTATTACAAATGGGGTGTCTGTATCAGGATCAACAAACCCTTTTAACACTTATATTAAGACAGAAAATGCAGGTGTATATGACATTCAATTCTCAGCACAATTAGATAAAACAGATTCAGGAGCAGATGAGATAGTAATTTGGTTAAGAAAAAATGGAATTGATCTAACAGATACCGCTACTTCTGTAACATTAACTGGTAATAATGCTAAAAACGTAGCAGCTTGGAATTGGTTTGTAAATTCAGCAGCAAATGATTACTACCAAATTATATGGCAATCAGCTGATACTGATGTAAGATTATTTGCAGAACCAACAGATGGTCACCCGGGTATTCCTTCAGTAATAGTAACAGCAAACCGTGTAGATCAATTTTTAAGCAATACAGGCTCATTCTCAGGTTCATTTACAGGTGTATTTACGGGTTCATTGCAAGGTACCGCTTCATTTGCAACTAGTGCTTCATATGCTAGTTTTGCTTTATCCGCCGCATCAGCTGGCACCGCAGGCGAAGCAGCCTCTGCAAATAGTATTAACGGATACGCATATGCAAATCCGGATCAAATCAACATTGGAGACCCTAGCACGAATACTTACGACTACATGGTACGAGCACAAGAACTCGAACAAAGCAAGTTCACAACAATAAATATTTTTAACTTTTTAAACTTTTAAAACATTATGCCATACACACCAAACAAACAACCAGTTTTCACCAGCACACCATTTTTATGGTGTAACACAATATCAGCAGATATCAATAACGACTCAAGCGATCCAGATACGTGGATAAGCGCATCATCAGTAGATTTCAGTGAACCGACATTAGTTGAACGTATAACAATTTCAGGATGTGGCGATACAATTAATTACCCAACTGTAGCAGAAAAATTAGTATATGTGTTTTTATATTCACCAGCAACTGAACGTTGGAGTCTATATAAAACATTAGCAATGCCCGCAACAACAGTAGATGATACAACACCTAACCCAGAATTAGAAATTGCAATGAATGGCGGAATACTATTAAATGCCGGCGATCGTATACACATTGCAATTTCTAATACAGCAACATCTGCCGATCAGCTTGCAATTACAGTTGAAGGTGGAACATTTGCAGCAGTATAATTTAACGGATAATAGCTATGAATAATGGACAATACGGATTCCCGAAGAATCGAACCAAAGTACCTGCAGGTATAAAATCTATCACAAACAATGTTGATAATCGATTAGTTACAGCAACCGGTGGAGATACATTAAATGGAGAATCAAGTTTAACATTTGATAATACTGGTACATTAAATATTTTTGGTCAACTTACCCAAGGAGAGGATTGCGTAGCTAGTGCAAAAAGCGCACACGCACAAGGTTTAAACACACAAGCACTAGCCGGATCATCACATGCAGAAGGAGACGAGACTAAAGCAATTGGAGTTGGATCACATGCAGAAGGATATCAAACACAAGCCGGATCAGACCAAGGATATTTAGCTACAATTGTAGACGGTAAAATAGAGTTAAATGCTGACTATGGCGATGTATCAAGCGAATATAACCCAGGCGATATTATATTATTAGATGATTTTGCATTTGAGAATAATTACGGAGTACAAACATTTACAGTAGATAATGCATTGTGGGATGGAAATGACACTATGATAACCACCAATGAACTATTGGGTACAGATTGTGCTGTTGTTATCGGAAATATTACATCTGATGTACAAAATTGGGCTGGTGGGAAATCAATAGGAGGACAATACTCACATGCAGAAGGGGGAAGTTTTTACGCATTCGGAGCAGTTTCACACGCAGAAGGATCTGGTACTTATGCAATCGGAGGTGCTTCACATGCAGAGGGAGAAGAGACTAAAGCAATCGGAGCAGTTTCACACGCAGAAGGTGCTAGTACTCAAGCAATTGGAGCCGGATCACACGCAGAAGGAGGTAGTACTCAAGCAATTGGACTTTTTTCCCACGCAGAAGGAGCTGCTACTCAAGCAATCGGATTTGCTTCACATACAGAAGGGCATAATACGATAGCATCAGGATCCTTTCAACATGTCTCAGGAAAATACAATACACAAGGAGATACTACTTCTTTATTTATTGTAGGAAATGGTGTATCAGCCGGTGCCAGATCAGATGCATTCAAAGTTACCCCATCTGGCTCAATTATTCTTCCCACTACTCAGTCAGGTACACCTTCATGGGATGGTGTTCAAGGAGAAATGGTATTTACAAATAATGGTGCTGGGGATTTTAGAATACAAATTTGGTTAGGAGGAGATTGGCGTTATGTAACTTTAACATAAACCTTTGAAACATTAAAAAAATTCATTATATTAAATAGAAAGGTTACGCATGACAAAAAAATTAGACAAACAGCATCTAGATGCAATTCAAACACTTCGCAATGCATTCATCCAAAATGCCACGGAACTAGGATATGTTACAATTGAAGAAAATCGACTACAACAACAGCTAGCATCCATTCAACAAACAAAAACCCAATACATTGCAAAAACTGATGAGTTAATTCAACAAGAAGAAACATTGTTAGCATCATTAAAAGATGCATACGGCGAAGGTCAAATTGACATTCAATCTGGCACATTTACTCCAGCAGAATAAGGTTTGCTCACAAACAAACATATTTATAAATAAATCAATCAAAGGAGTATATTAAATGGCAGAAAGAATAGTTTCGCCCGGAGTATTTACGAACGAAGTAGATCAATCGTTTTTACCAGGAGCCGTTGCCCAAATTGGGGCAGCAATTGTCGGACCAACTGTAAAAG